GTTACAAGTTTAATATTCTTTATATCAAATTCTATATTTTCACCAGGATACTTATCAGCAATATACTGATACACATACCTATCATTACCATATATTCTAAACCCTTCTATATCTTCATACTTTTTATAAAAGTCTCTACAATCACGAACAAACCCAGGTTGAATAGGTTCTACATAATCACCTTCTAATGTCTTATATTTTGATTTCTTTTTAGAAGGCAAAAAGAGGGTGGGTTTCCACTCCTCTCTTCTAGTAATATGTTGTCCATTTTCATAACCACGAACAAGAAATTGATTGCCAATAAGTTGTACGTTTGTGTAGAAATTCACTTAATAAGTTCCGAATACATGTCAAAGATTTTCTCGTTAGGATCAGCGAGAGTCACAATTTTATCAGACTGAATCATCAGTTCTGTTTGTCTAGTATACTCGCCCATCCACGGTTCTAGTTCCTCACCAACAATTCTGTAAGGATTCGTAAGCTTGCAGTTTGGATCTCCAAACTCAGCAGGGACTTCAGATATCTCTGCAACTACATAATCATTCGTTGATAACAACAGAACCTTTATCATTGTTTGGTCCTCCATCGATTTGCTCCTTATAAAGTTTAATTACATCATCTTTTGGTTTAACCATTGTTACAACCCAATCAGCTGAACAAGGTATCTGTTTAGAATTAGCTAAAGGAAGCCATGGAAAGAAAATAACTCTAACTGTTGGTTTAAACTCAACCATAGTATCTTTTTCACTCAAAACTTGTGGTTCTGGATTTTCAGGTTCAATTTCAAGTATTAAAGGATTTTCAAAAATATATCCAACAACATCTTTACTTACTTCTTTCCTAATTTCCTTTACATCTGCAATAAGTTCTTCACCAGATTTTAAAACTACTAATTGAATAGACATAATTTATTTTTACCTCTTTATATTATATCAAAAAAGGGGTGGTTTGTCCACCCCTCCTTTACCGTTTGTGAAATGCATTTCTGTAAGAGGGCGGACCCCTTACTCCTCTCATATTTATAAGAAGTCCTTACGAGTATGATGCTCAGGAACTACTTTCCCAAGTGTCACAACAAGAAGACCATCTTCAAATGTACATTCTTTCACAATAACATCATCTGTTATTTCCCATGCTCTTTCAAAAGATCTTTGTGCAAGACCTCTATGTTGATATTCTACACCAGCTTCTTCATCTTCTTTCTTACCAGTTACATAGAGTTTCCCATACTCAGTGTAAACATGGACTTCATCTTTTTTGAATCCTGCTAAAGCAATCTCTAGTCTTGATTCATGATTACTGACGTTTACTAAATTGTAAGGTGGATAGTTTGTCGTCTGTTGTAGATTGAAAAAACGATCAAAATAATCGTCGTTCATACCGATACTATTTCTTGTTATCCTGTCAAAAAGATCAGGCAAATCGGCAGTACGATACCTTTGTAAGTTAGCCATGATAGCTCCTCCATTGAGCGAGTTTGTGTTTTGTGAACCCTTTCGGCGTTCATCTATATTTATACCATAGAATACAAAAAAAGGGGATGTGGAATCCCCTACTTTGCTATTCGGTTTCTTCTGCCTTCTTACGTTTTCCTATATTATATTTCGTTTCTAGTTCCCACTCATTCTTTTCCTTATATGCAAGAACTTTAATCTGGTTCAAAGGAGCGATATCAAGAACCTTATCTGTATTAACTACAGTAACCAATCCCCAATCAAGAAGTAACTGAATAATACGATTACGTCTCTGAACATCATTTACAGTAATGTTTGCTCTCTTGCCGTCCAAAGCAAACAGTTCCTTAAAATGAACAATATAATATCTACCTTGCTTATGCAAGATATGACATGACTGATAGAGTTTCTTCTCTTTCCTTGACGCTACACCAATTCTAGTTAGAGTCTCACGAACCTTTAGAAAATCATCTGGTTCATTTAATGTAATCTCAATCATCTGGTCTGGCGACCATTTGATTTCAGGTTCGACAATAGAATTCATTTTTTTCCTCCAGTCTCAAGTCGATCTCTAATAAAAGAGAGTTGTTCTTTAGTCAAAATATTTAAAACCTGTTTGGCCTTTTCATTGCTATAACCATAATATTGTTTAACAATTTCAAGGTTTTTAATTTGGTCTTTTCGGAACCAAGGAGAGAATCTCTTCTTTTTCCTCAAACTATTTAGAAGAAAATCATATTGTAACTTTTTGTCAAGGTTAGGATATTTGTTTACTTCATTAGAAAAGATAACAGAATCTATATGTCCAGATAAACATCTATTAATAATATAAGGAGCATAATCCTTCTCTACAGAAGGATCTTCATCAATCAAGTTTTGTTTCGTATGATTGATAGAGTTCAACCAGTCTTTCAATTCCACGGTTATCCTGTAATATAAGTTTTGCTCCAGGTTTATTGAACTCCACTATTGCAGATGTTCTAATCACTGGTATTTTTGGTTTACTTTCCTTTCTGGTAAGCAGGACCATTGTAGAGGTAAATGAGGAAAGAGTCAATACAGTTAAAAGTGCCAACTGCACTCTGATAGGTACAGGAGTTTTCATAATAACCTTTACCCACTCTGGTCTTTGTGGTGGTTTCCATCCAAATAATTTCATTGGTATCTCTGCGAAAAAATAATCATTAATATAAGAATAATAAAGATTTCTGTTATTACATAAGATTCATTCATCTTCTTCCAATAACAATATCTCCATCATCATCCTCTTCATCTTCTTCATTAAGTTCATTAATACGATCCCTTAATGATTTCTGCAATGGATCTAAATTATGTAGTTCAGGAGAATCTAATTTAAATCTTGGATCTGGTTCTGTTTCTTCATAAAAAGTCACTCCCATTAATTCTTCCCCTGGTTCCACATCTCTCATCTCAGGATGTACAGCTTTAGTTACTGTCCTAGTATATATTCCAGTGTCTCTAACAGAATTAGATCTCCTCGGATTCTCATTTATTAAATTCCATCCTTGTGACATTTGTCTTATAGCAAATATCACAAGAGTAAACCAAGCAATAATAAAAATTATATCTGTAATAGGATTCATACTGATATGACCCTCACAACTTCTGGAAACTTCTCTTTAACTACCTTCTCTATACCCATTGTCATTGTCTGAGCACTCATAGCACATCCTGCACAAGCACCTAACATTCTTACCATAACAATTGGTCCTTCCTTAAGATAATCTATTGCAACATACTCTAAATACCCTCCATCTGCCTCAATGTAAGGACGTACAACATCTAAAACCTTATTTACATTAACATCGTTTAGTTCCATCTTACTTCTTTTTTAGAGGCCAAGTTAAATGCATTCCATACACTAATAATATAGTAAAAAGAAACGGATATAAAGTAACCATTATCCTTGCCAAATCATATCAGGCATTGCTGCTGGTTGTTGTCTTCCTATAGTAAACATAAGAATAAAATACCCAACAAACCATATGATATTAAAAATCCATGCTTGTCTATAAAGATATTTTCTTATGCCCATAGCAACAAAAACTTTTCTTACAGCAGCAGGGTCATCCTCATCACCTGTTGCTCTAAGTATCTGTTCAATAATCACAGCAATGATTGTACCTATCACTAATGGATAGAATACAAAGTTTGCAAAAGACATTATTGAAATTAAAAAAGCCATTTAATCGTACCCCTTTTGTTTTTTCCAGTCAGCATACATTCTACCAAAGACCATTCCTTCATGTGATTTTAATTCATCACCATCAAGGATTTCCTTTTCTCTCTTATTGAGAGTTACTCCTTTCATAGTGGGATATTCTTTTTCCCAGTTAGCAATGTCTTCAATCATGATAACTCCTTAATTTTGTCTCTCCAATACTCTCTGTCTTCTTCAGAGATCCAAGGATTGTGTCTTTGAACCCAAGCATGTTGTAACCAATGTTTATCAGTCCAATCTTTTTTTGGTTCTGAAATATAATCTTTAAGAGTCATATATTGGTTTAATAATAATACGATTCTCTTTATAATCTGCTATAAACTCAAGATCTACATCATGAGGCCACATCAGTTCTTCATACAGAGCATTAAGTCGATCCATATCTTCATACAGATCATTAACATGATGTTCATCCATTATTCATCATCCTCTGGTGGGTGGCATAAAATATAAAACCAAACTATTCCCATTATTAGAATAGCAAAAGTTCTTATTGAACTAGGTGAAGTATCTATAGTTCCCATTATAGTCCAGGTATATATCTTTGATATTTTTGAACTTGAGGAAGAAGATCAGACTCTACCCTCTCTATTATATCATCAATCACGTTTACATCCAAATCCATAAATGGAGGGATAATACCAAGAATACGAAGTAGTCCATCAACAAAAAGAGCAAGACATATAAGACCAAGTATCATACTAATAATAGTAGCAGACCTATTATGTTTAGCCATGGATACTCTATCCATTTCTTTGGCTTCTGCAACTGCTGCTTGAACCAACATGTCAACTTGTTCTTTTGTGTAGGTTAATTGTGGTACAATTTTTCGTATTTGTTCCTCAGTCATTATCTTATGATGTCAATATGCATGTCTTTATTCCAGACTTCTAGTTCGACTCTTAGTGTTTTATTTAGTTTTAAGTTATCATATCTCTTGGAAGCCTTATTCTTCCACCACTTTATAAGATTATCTATATAAAACTTATCGTAGTTTTGGGGATTTTTAAGTAATGTGTCAGTATCTCCTCTTATTACCTCTCTACTATTAGCAAAACCATAGTCACTAAAGTATGTTCTTTTCTTCTCAGTGAGGTTCTTTGCATTTACAATCGCAGTCTGGAATTCCGCAGCCTTTTGAGAACTTAAGTTCTTTTTGATAATAGATATCATTTTTTGTTGTGTTTTCAACTTGCGACTGGATGCGTCTTCCTTGACTAACATCTTGTTGTTGTTGCGTTTGATAAACCATTTGTTTAAATCTTTAAAGATATGATCATGTAACAAAGGAGTAAAATCACTCTGAGTTAATCCCTTATATCTCATATAAGGTTTTAGACCATCATACTGAGATGATGATTTTGATGTACCATATAATGATGTAGTTTCAAATAAACAAATATCAGCATCATACTTATTATTTAACTGTGTTCTAGCTTCATGTGAACAACAAAGTAAAGCAAGTAACTTTCCACCCAAATAATTAAAACCAAAAGGTTGAGTGGGAACAATGATGAATCCCATAATAGAATGTCTATTAAACCTTTTAAGTTCGGGCGGTTTACCCAACCAATCATTTCTTGGTTTAGAATTAATGGTGGGAGAACCGAACCGTATAAACCCTACAATCTTTTTAGTGTTGGTCTCCATGACTATCCACTTTAAAGATTTACCAGGAATAGAACTTTCAACAGAATGAGAAGTTGTTATTTGAAGTCTCTCATTAAAATATTCATTAGTAAAGTCATCATCTGTTCCAGCAGTATAAACTTTAAAATCCATATCCTCTGGATGCATATCAAACGCAGAAAACATATCCTCCTCAGGCCCACAGCCAGGAAGATATGTTGGCATCTTAGACATTCTGTCTAATTTTACATTACGAAGATATTCATCAATACGTCCCATATTTGAGAAATAATCAATGAACTTATCGGCTGCATAAACAGCATCACTCTTAGATAGAATCATCTTATAACCATAGGATCCTCATGAGATTTTTCAACCTCTACAGAAATACTATTAAGTACTCTATGAAAAGCCTCTGACATTAAACGATATCCCGTTCCCACATACATCTGTCCTGCAAATACAGACACAGTAGCAGCACCCCAGAAGATATAATAAAATCTGGACTTAACCTGAGCTCTTAATTTTTCTTTCTTCTTAGTCATCATGCATTCCCCAATCCCAAATACGTTTTAAAAATTCAGCAATTTTGTAGATAAAATTTAAAGAATTAATTTTCCTCATAGAAATCTTCCATTGTAAACAAACTGACGAGTTCTAGATTTTCAGCTATTATAGAGGCTTCACCTCCCTCTTGTCTATTTACAATGGACACTATTCTTTCCACCACATACCCAGCATCACGTAGTTTATTAACTGCAAATATAGCAGAACCCCCTGTAGTTATAACATCCTCAACAACAGTAACCAGAGACCCTTCTGGCGGTCTTGGGCCCTCTATCCATGCATCAGTACCATGTCCCTTTGGTTTCTTTCTAACTATCAATCCATTCATTTCTGCTAACATAGCAATACCACTAACCAAAGGATCTGCTCCTAAAGTAAGTCCAGCAACTGCTCTAGAATCTTTTTCAATTTTCTCTAACATCAAATAAGACGCTAACTTTAAACCATACCCATTTAATGTAACTGGTTTGCAATTTATATAATGAGGACTCTTCTTACCAGATGACAAAGTAAAATCACCATTACGATAAGAATCAGACTTTAACAATTCTAATAACTGATTTCTTTGGTTCATTTTAATTTTTCCATTGTGTCATGATAATCTTTAACATGGTATGCATGTCCACCCATTTTCTTAACTGCTTCTGCTAAGGAGTAATCATTTCCACCTTTTTCCATTCTATCACCAAAAAAATGTATGTCATCACTTTCATCAAAATCTCTTAATATTTGACTCTTGTCACTACCATAAGGTCCAATATCAATACCAGTCTGTCCTCCAAGAGCCACAGACAACCCAGGAAAATTACTTCTAAGTCTATCTGCTATATCTTCTCTCTCATTAGTTCTTTCACTCCATTCCATATATTCCTTTCTACCAAGAAAAGGATCTTTATGTCTACCAAGAATACTAAAGTTAACTCCACCAGGTCTTCTTTCAATATGATTACCATTACGAATAGGAAACTGACTATAATCCAATTCATCTAATAAAAATCTTTCTACATCCCAAGGCAATTCCCATTCAGATCTATAGACATTTGTATCACCATCATATACATCACTACCAGAACAGTTATAAACTCTCTCACAGTTATCATATAATTCAGGAGTTACTTGTTCTAAAGTCTTTGCCCTATCACTACCAGTAACTAAATATACCTCATTATCAAAAG